AGGCGCAGGCCCGGAGTTGTGGGATGCCACACGATTCCGGGGTGTCGGATGGTAGGTAGGCGGGATCCAGGGCCCAACTGTCCTCCCCGGACAGTCCGGAAACGGAACGCGCCGAACGGCGCGGGACGGCAGTACGGAAGGAAGCAAGCGGGGAGGGCAGGAAGTACCGGTCGCCAGTAAGGGACCGGGGGAGCGCCACTACGGGCTCCCGCAAAGCCCCTTCGGGACCGCTCGCCAGTACGGGAGCGGGGCCCGTGCAGCGAACGCCAAAGGGGCACCACGTCACCGGCTCCGCCGGTTGACAGCACACTCCAAGTGTGCAAGTGTAGCAACACACGAACGGAGAGCACGATGCACTGCACGTACGGCGACCACCTCGCCACTGCGACCCACAGCTACGAGACCGCCGGTGGCTCCACGAGCTACCTGTGCGAGGGTCACGCCGACCGGTTCGGCTACCCGCAGTACCTGGTACAGCTCAAGCCCAGCCCGTGGCGTACGCAGTACGGCTACCTGGTCAACTCCCACACGGGAGACGGCGCGAGCGACCCGGCCTCGGACCTCTGGCCCTTCGACGAGGCGAACACCGAGTGGTGGCTGGGCATCCTGGGCAACCAGGACCAGTACCTCCTCGCCGACGCGGCCTGGGAGCCCTACCGGGCACACCAGACCGAGGTGCAGGGCCTGACGATCGAGTGCACGAGGGTGACCTGCCTCCCACTTGTGCAAGTGTGACAAGTGTGAGAGTGTAGCGACATCGCCAAGGCGAAACCGCTCGGAAGGGCGGTTCGCCGGGACTGGGCAGCCCGGCGCTGATGAGCCTGCCCAACAAGGCGAAACGCCGTGAGGCGTCCGGCCAGGTGGTTCCTGGTCGCTGATGAGCCAGCCTGCTCGAATCGAGGGAGACACCATGAGCATCCAGCTCCGCAAGGGCGAGTCCGTGAACCTGAACCAGCTCGCCCGCCAGACGCAGCCCGAGAGTGTCCTGAAGCGCCTGCTGCGCAACGACCTGAACGCCCTTGCTGCCCGGTTCGGTGGCAAGTGAGGACTCTCCTCGGAGTGGTCGCCGGCCTGGTGCTGGGGTGTGCCCTGACATGGGACTTCAGCCCGGCCCCAGCCCCTGAAGTGGATCGGGTGACCGTGTTCAACGACGGCTTCGCCGAGGCCAAGCAGGACGACTGCGAGCAGGGGTCGGACGCCGCCTGCGAGTGGGTCATGATCCAGAACGACATCCCCCTACCCCCCAAGTAGATCAAGGCGAAACCCCCCTGAAGGGGAGGTCCGGCCAGGTGGTACCTGGTCGCTGATGAGCCAGCCGCTCAATCCCAAGGAGTCGCAGTGACTGCCTACGTGCACCCCGCTTCATGGTCCGAGTACACCGCCGCCCTGGACTGGGCGAGGACGGGTAACGAGAGGATCGCTGGAGCGACGAGCGAGCCCAAGGAGATGCCTCGCGGTGCGAGGTACTACCTCACGAACGACTTCCAGTCCGGCTTCGGAGTGGCGGGCGACGGCACGATGATCGGTCTGTTCTCGACGGTCAAGGGCCGCGGTGAGGACCTGGTGTGGGACGCGGTCACCCACAAGGGCGCGAGCAAGCTGGACTGCTTCGACGGGTTCCTGCCCGAGTACTACAAGCAGTTCGGGTTCGTCGAGACGGAGCGGGTCGCGAACTGGACGGCAGGTGAGCCGGACGTCGTCTTCATGGCGCTGAGTGTGTAACCTGCGCAAGAGTGTGATACTGTCACAACATCGAGAGGGAGAGGGCATGACCAGCAAGGAACTGCGCGAGGCGCACAAGGCAGGCGGCAGGATCGTGGGGGCGGTCGCCCCGGCCTTCGGGCGAGAGATGGACTACCGGCCGCGTCGACCGAACGACGGGCTGCCCTGGATCGAGAAGGGACAGGTGCATGACTGGGCCCGATACCGCAGTCGTGAAGTGCAAGTGTCGCAGTAGTGCAAGGCGAAACCCCTGAAGGGGGGTCTGGCCGGGCGGTTCCCGGTCACTGATGAGCCAACCAAGGAGCACGCATGGACGGATACAGCATCACCCCCGAGTACAGCGTCGAGGAGCTGGCCGAGCTCCTGGCCGAGCTGGAACTCACGGAGCGGAGAAGGGTCCTGGAGCTGGCCGACAAGATCGCGGCATCGCACTACGAGTGACAAGGCGAAACGCCCTCGGGCGTCTGGCGGGTTGGTAACCCGTCACTGATGAGCCAACCCCCCACGTTGTCCATACAGTCCGAGGCTGAGAGGCCACACATGCAGATCACCATGCTCAACCAGGTCGTACGTTCCCTCCGGGGATACCGCGACTGCTGCAACTGGGAGGTCGCTTTCTTCAGGCGGTAACGCCTGAGCGGGGCACTGCAACACCTCACATGCGGCTCCCGGAGAGACCGGCCGGGACGGTGTGAACTTCGTGCGAAACACCTGACCAACTGCCCTCAGCGGGTCAGGTGTCGGCCCAGGGCGGTGCCTGGGTCCTGATGAGCAGCCACTCATACCGAGAGACGAGAGAGACCATGATCCAGATCAAGGCAGACACCCAGACCCGCGAGCAGTACGTCCGGAACATCATCGACACGTGGCTGGCCGCGACTTCCGAGCAGGAGGTACAGGGTCGCCTGTGGTACATCAACGCACACGACCTGGCCGACATGATGACGGAAGGGGACGTGCGGATGGGCGCCGGCCTCCTGGCAGCGCTGTCCCCTCAGACCTCCTGGCCCTTGAACGTCGAGCTCGCGACGAATGCGTACGAGACGGGGCGCCCGTCCGGACACCTGGGTGACGCCCTGGCCAAGGCCGCGAAGATCCTCGCGGGTGCCGACCCGACCGAGGTGCTGCCCATGGACCGCAAGACCGGCCACTTCTACCGCTGCATCCTCGACCCGCAGGACGCGGACGCTGTCTGCATCGACAGGCACGCCCACGACATCGCGGTGGGGGAGGAGTACGGCGCCCGTGACCGGGGCCTGGGTGCCAAGGGACGGTACGCCCTGATCGCCCACTGCTACCGCGAGGCGGCCCAGCGCCTGGACGAACTGCCCTCGGTGATACAGGCGGTGACCTGGGTGGTGTGGCGTGACCGTCTGGTCGGGACGTCCACGAGGGGAACCGCGTTCGCTACTGCGGCATGACTGTGCAAGTGTGACTCACGAAGCCGAAACCCCAGGAAGGGGTCGGGTGGGGCGGATCTCCACTCCTGAAGATGGCAACCAGTGTGAAGGTGTGACAGCGATGATCCCGACGAACGCAGTGCGGTGCCAGGTCGACAACGGCCCGATGATCTACCCGGCCAAGCCCGGCCTCTCCTACAAGTGCGAGACCTGCGGGGGCGGGCTGAAGCCCGGACAGGACCCCGAGCCTGGCCTGTACTGGGGCGAGAGCTACGGATACCTGGCCCTGTTCGAGATCGACGAGGACGAGCGCGACACCGAGGAAGAGATCAGCGATCTGTACTCCGCGCTCGGCACCTTCGCGAGCATCCTCGGTGACCCGATGACGGCGTCGGGAGTGGGCGGTCACTTCACCTGCTCCGAGGCGGACGAGCTGGTCCGTGCGCTGATGGTCGGTGATCACAAGCGCGCGGCGATGACCTTCCTGGAGGGCCATGCGCACGGTGACCACGACGTGGACGACGTGCACGGAGACCTCCTCGACTACGAGGCGTACGTCCTGGAGCTCGCCGGGCAGCCGGTACCCGAGCTGATCGAGGGGTCCGAGCCCAAGGCGGCCGAGCCCAAGGCGGACGAGTTCGTGATCGTGACGACCGAGGAACTGATCGCACTCATCGGTCTGTGACCTGGCGAAACCCCTTCGGGGGTCCGGGGTGGGTGGCATCCCCCCGCTGATGAGCCTGCCGCACATGCAAGGAGAACCACAGTGACCCCCAAGTTCCGCACCCACGACCTGAACGTCCGCGACTCGAAGCGCAAGGACAAGGCGACCACGCTGGCCCGCAAGCACGTCCGCAACAACAAGTACGAGGGCAACGAGACCGTCGTCAGCATCGCCATCAACGCCTGAGAACGGGGAGTCACACAGTGCCCAGCACCGACGAGCTCAAGAAGTACCTGACCGACGAGCGTGCGCAGGACGTCATCGACATCGCCTCCTACGGAGGGATCACCTACTGGGCCACGGAGCCGACCGACGAGGAGTTCGCCGGCCTGCCCGAGGGCAAGACGTGGACGATCACCGAGGGCACGGCGCCGCATCCGATCTTCGCCTTCGACGATGTGCGTGAGGTCGAGGGAGTCCACTACCTGAGCGCCGACGACATCCGCGGGGCGTACGCCAAGCTGCTCGACATCGACCAGCGGTACGTGAACCGCGAGTACCACGGCTACATCATCGAGTCGTGGATGGACCGGGACGACAAGCAGGGCATCGACGCGGGGCACATCGACGCGGGCACGGCCGACATCATCGTCCAGCTCGCAGCACTGGGGGAGATTCGCTACGGCTGAGGGGAGTGTGCAACCTGCGCACCTGTGATACTGTCACTACATCAAGGCGAAACCACTCGGGGGAGTGGTCGGGGGGAGTGGATCTCCCCTCCTGATGAGCCAACCGAGTGTGAAGGTGTGACCGATGGATGTAATCGAGAAGATCGAGGGATACGGGCCGACGGTCCTGGTCCGCCTCGCCGAGTGCGGCGAGCCCGACTCGCACGTAAGTCCCGGCGCCGACTTCCTGGCCCACGTACGGGACAAGGTGATCGACCTGGTCGAACGCTACGGGGGAGGGGAGAGAGGTCGGCGCGCTGACGTGATCGCCCGCCACCGAGAGTCCATCCAGGGCCAGGCCGCCTGGAATGCCAAGAGCTCCGACCCCGACGACAAGTGGCGCCAGTTCGTAGAGCTCCGTGCCTATGAGGAGAAGATCGCCGACTTCGGCACACCCAAGAACAACACGCTCGAAGGGCGCGCGGACCTGGCGCTCTTCTTCATCGGCTTCCGCCTGGCGAGCAAGCTCGTCAACGAGATCGAGGAGGGCTCCAAGTGAGCCGCATGGGAGACCTGGTCATCGACCTGATGAGCTACGAGGCGGGGGAGCTGGACGACAGCGAGACGCTGGAGCTCTTCGCCCTGCTGATCAAGAGCGGGATGTGCTGGAAGCTCGGCCGCCACTACTGGGACACGGGCAGCAGGCTGATCGACGCCCGCCTGATCACCGAGGAGGGCGTCGTTACACCGGAGGTGGTCCTGGCATGAGTGACATGCCCCGGCAGTTGAGTGCGCGGGTCGACAAGGAGCTGGCCCGCAACGTGCAAGACCTGGCCCCGACCGGCCTGAGCTACAGCGAGATCGTGAAGCAGTCGGTCGCACTGTTCGCCACCGTCTACCGAGTCGCCGTCGAGAACGGCGTAGCTGAACCGCATGAGATCCCCGAGCTGACCGCCTACCGGTACAAGCTCCCGCCCAAGCCGCAGCCTCCCCGCACTGGAGAGGTCACCCTGAAGGAGACATCCCATGAAGACCGCAGCCCGATACGTCCTGACGTTCCTCGCCCTCGCCCTGCTGGGCTCGCTGACCTGGAACTCGCCGGCCTCCGCCTCGGACGCCAAGCCCGTGACCCTGCCCGCCAAGGTGAAGTACGTCCCCGTGTTCCATCTGCCGACGCGGCCCTGCTCGGAGGACAACACCGTCATCCGTAACTGCTACTGGGATGCGGCCAAGCGCGGCAACGGCAAGGGGTACTCGTACTACATCGACCGCGCTGGCAACGTGACGTACCTGAACCCGAAGCTGAACGACCAGGCCGCCCGCCTGAAGTTCAACGCCGCCCAGAAGAAGGCAGGCAAGGAGCACTGGGGTACGTACGACGGGCACCAGTTCTGCTGGGCCAAGGTGGGCGACACCTCGTACGTGACGTGCTTCGACGGGTACAAGACGACGACCTGAGTGTGCATGTGTGACAAGCCGAAACCTCCGGGAGGAGGTCGGGGTGGGGTGGTGCCCACCTCCTGAAGATGGCAGCCACGGTGAGAGGAGCACGACAGTGCAGAAGCGCAGCCGCATCGGTAAGAACGAGGTCTCTGGTCTCGGCAAGCTGTACCTCCATGGTGGGCAGGCCCTGAAGCGGGACGACCTCGAACTCACCAACGCTGAGTACGCAGTGTTTGCCAAGCTGGCCTGGTTCGGGCTGGCCAAGCGCGAGCAGGAGCAGAGGTGGTCGATCACTGACCTGGGCATCGCGTTCATCGAAGGCCGGGCCCGAGTCCACTCGGTCGCCATCACCGAGGACCGTGAGTTCCTGAGCCTGGAGGGCGAGCTCGTCAAGGCGGGCGACCTGAACGAGTCCTTCTACTTCGAGACTGTCTGAGTTGAGCAGGCAGAGCTCCGGCTGGGAGTACATCCGAGGCGTTCCGCGGTGGGCGCCGACAGTAGAGAGCGCCATCTCCGAGCTGACGTACGACAAGTACGGCCAGGAGTACGAGGAGGCGGTCGCCAAGCTGATGGACATCGCACGAGCAGCGCAGCGCGACTGCGCCGACCGACTGACTGAAGCCGGGCACGCCGAGGCGGCGGCCCTGATCTTCCCCACCTACCCCGAGGAGAACTGAGTGAAGGTCGCCATCACGATCACCGTGGACATCAAGGAGCCGGCCGACTGGACCCTGGCCTTCGGGCTGGAGGGTGCAGCCAAGATCCGGCAGGACGTGAAGGAGTACGTCGGCAACGCCGCGCAGAACCTGCGCGTGTGGGAAGAGGTCGAGGCGGAGGTGAACTGGAAGTGACTGACCTGATCGTCGGACTGAGTGGCTACGCCAGGTCCGGCAAGAACGAGGCGGCGAACGCCCTGGTCGAGAGAGGCTGGAGGCAGGCTGCCTACGCCGACAAGCTGCGTGAGTTCCTGTACGCGGTGAATCCCCTGATCCCTGGGCACTACGGTGCCGGGAGCCTGCGCCTGCGAAGGCTGGTCGATCAGACTGGGTGGGACTACGCGAAGACGACGTACCCCGAGGTCCGGTCCCTGCTCCAGCGCACGGGCACAGAGGCTGGCCGGCGCGTGCTCGGTGATGACGTGTGGGTGCAGGCCCTGTTCGCCTCGCACGCTGACGCTCCAGCCCTGGTCGTGACCGACGTCCGCTTCCCCAACGAGGCGCAGGCTGTCGTCGACCGCGGTGGCGTGATGATCCGGGTGAACAGGCCGAACGTCGGCCCGACCAAGGACAAGTACGGACGAGCGCACATCAGCGAGACCGCGCTCGATGACTGGCCCTTCGACCACGTCCTGGTCAACGACGGGTCGGTGGATGACTTGCACGTCAAGCTGCACGGCGTCGCCGAACTTGTGCAAGTGTGAGCGTGTGATACTGTGACCATCAGAACGATCCGAGAGCTCGACGAACTGCCCGATGGCACCGAGATCGAGATCCAGGACAAGCGAGACACGCCCCTCTTCAAGCGAGGCGGCGACTGGTACAGCCCAAGCAAGACGGCGACCCAGAACATGATCGCCTACGTCAACACCCGGCGCTGGGGAGTGCGGGTCATCAAGCAGGAGGAGGACGAGAGTTGAGGATCACCCCCCGAGCTCACGAGATCAAGAAGGTGGTCGACATCCTCGAAGACCCCACCTTCGACAGCCCGGAGCAACTGGCCAAGGCTGTGATCAAGGAGGTGGGGGACATGCTCCAGATGCGGGACCTGTTCGTGATGGTGCACACCTGGGCGGACGGCAGCAAGGGCCTGAACTTCGGCCCCTTCGGCGCCGTCGCTGAGGCGGAGACCTTCGCCAAGAAGATGAGCTTCGGAGGCACCGGCAAGGTAGTACCCCTGACGTCGTCGGGGATCATGCTCGCCAACCACGACGGCAAGAAGGACGGGTGGCCCGGCTACTGCTGGAACCCTGAGTGTGGACACGCTCCCTGGACCCATGCGGTCGATGGCGCAAGCCGTGGCAAGTGCCACCTGGAGACGTGCAACTGTGACAAGTTCGTCAAGGATGACCCGAGCCTGAAAGGCAAGAAGAAGACGGTCGCCCGCAAGGCGGGCACATCGAAGGGAGTGAACGAACTCTGACTTGTAACTGGAAGTCGTGCGAGTGCGGCGTGAAGCGTGACTTCATGACCGAGCGCAACGCAGAGAAGGCGCTCGGCAAGGCGCAGACCAAGAGGACCCGGCGAGCTGACGCTCACGGCACACGACGCGGACTGAAGGTGGAGACCAGGGCATACCAGTGCGAGTTCGGAGGCTGGCACCTGACCAGCGAGAACCGCCGCTCGTTTGAGGACCGTAACGCGAACATCATGCCCCTGATCTACCGATGAACTACAGCAAGACGCAACGAGAGGAGACCGGCAAGTGACGAACGGATGGGACTGGGTGGCTGAGGGCCAGCGCCTCGCTGAGGCGGCACGCAAGGTGGACATCGAGGCCATCAAGGCGGAGTCGATCGTGTTCGAGGGACCGCTCGACTACCTGAAGGCGACCGAGCCGGCACCCGCGGTGGGCGGGTTCGTGGGTGAGATCCACACCCTGAAGAACGAGGTCGACATCTGCCGGGCCGGCCACTGCGCCTCCGGGTATGAGGCCGTCCGCCTGGGCGACGAGGTGAAGCGACTGAGGGCCGAGCTCGCCCGACTCCAGAGCGCGCAGCCCAAGACGGTGGCCGCCCTGCACGAGGCCCTGACTCACCTCGGGGAGGGTGTGTAAGTGACGCAGAACATCGGGCCGCTTGAGCCGGTCACCGACGAAGACATCCTGATCGTCTACGGGTTCCACCAGGCCCGCTCTCACCCTGAGTTCAACCGCGACAACGTCTACACCCTGCATGGAGTCGCCGCCTTCGGCCGGCTCAACGGACGCCAGCCCAAGCGGGTGTTCCACACCGGCCTCGGCCTGAGCCGGGAGGCAGACCGACTGAGGCGCGAGCTCTCCAAGTTGGAGGGCAAGTACGGCACCGAGATTCACCACGTCAACGAGCTCTACATGTACGAAGAGGAGATCCCCACCCCGTGACCGACATCCAGACCCGCAGTGACGTCACCGTCGAGCTCGTCAAGCACAGCGCGACCGACTCCGACGTAGCCACTGCGGCCCGAGTCTCGACCATCGGAGGCAGTCACGAGAACACCGTCGACCTGGCCCGCGACAAGGGCCTGATCAACTACCTGATGCGGGACCGGCACGGCAGCCCCTTCGAGCACACCTCGTTCACCTTCTACGTCGAGGCCCCGCTGTTCGTGGCCCGCGAGCACATGCGTCACCGCGCCGGCCACTCCTTCAACGAGGAGAGCGGACGCTACAAGGAACTGGCCCCTGTCTTCTATGTCCCCGGCCCTGAGCGCAACCTGATCCAGGTCGGCAAGCCCGGCGCCTACCGCTTCGAGCCCGGCAACCCCGTCCTCGGCCTCCTGACCCGCAGCACGATGGACGACGCCTACCGCGCCGCCTACGACTACTACCAAGACCTCCTCGCCTCCGGCGTAGCCCGCGAGGTGGCCCGCATGGTCCTGCCGGTGGGCATCTTCACCTCCTACTACGTCACCACCAACGCCCGCAGCCTGATGCACTTCCTCGGACTGCGCACCATCAGCCAGGCCGCCGCCTTCCCCTCCTTCCCGCAGCGCGAGATCGAGATGGTCGCCGAGAAGATGGAAGACCACCTCGCCGAGCAGATGCCCCTCACCTACGCCGCCTTCAACAGGAACAAGCGGGTGGCACCGTGAGCGAGAGCCCCATCGTGAGCGTCGAGTGGCGCCGCACCAAGTGGACCCCCGCCGAGCGCGAGCGCCTCGCCCGCATCCTGCTCGGACCGATGGCGCGAAAGGACTGAGTTAGGTACAGTTACACACGGCCCCCACGCCCCCCGAGTCTTCTGATTCGGGGGGCTTCGACGTATCCAGATGCAGTCAAGAGAGGGAGATCATGAGCAAGAAGGCCCTGCCGCGACAGCGCAAGGTGCTCCGCGTGGCCATCTACCTGCGCGTATCCACATCCAAGCAGCTCGACGGCTACGGCCTCGATGTGCAAGACGAGCGATGCCGCGCATGGGTCGACTACCAACTGAAGAACATCCCGCACACCATCGTGGACGTCTACTGCGACGGTGGAGTGTCGGGCAAACTTGCACACCGCGAAGACCTGGACCGCCTGACGGCCGACATCGAGGCCGACCTGATCGACGTCGTCGTCTTCGCCAAGCTGGACCGCATCGGCCGCACGATGCGCAACATCCACCGCTGGGTCTACGACGTGACCGACCACGGCGTCCGCGTCGCCACTGCGGACGGACGCATCGACTCGCAGGACGACATGTTCGGGATTCAGCTCTCCCTCCTGGCGTACATGGCCGAGGTCGAGCACGCGCTGATCCTGGAGCGCACCATGGGCGGCCGGGTCAAGAAGATCTCCGGGGGAGGGTGGGCCAGCGGCACCCCGCCCTACGGATACATGCTCGACGAGGACGGCGAGCCCGTCGTCAACCCCGCCGAGCTCAAGCAGATCGAGCTGTTCGCGAACCTGGCCATCGACCGGAAGCTGTCCCGAGGCGAGGCCGCCAAGGCGATGAACGAGGCCGGCAACCGCACCCGCACGGGCAAGCTCTGGGAGGGCAACAACCTGATCCTCCGTATGCGCCTGGCGATCCGCGGGTACGTCGACTTCAACTTCTCCGGCATGAACGAGGACGGCGAGGAGGTCACCACCTCCTACCGACTGGAGCTGCCCCCTCTCTTCGAGAACGAGGCCCGCCGTAAGGCCCTGGAGGCCGTCCTGGAGGACATGAAGGGCGCCCCTCGGACCACGTACAGCAACCACCTGCTCTCCGGCCACCTGATGAGCCAGTGCGGCCACAGTCGGTACGGCGTAGCCCGCTCCGAGCACAACGACGTGATCTACCGGTGCTCGAACACGGCCACGCTCGACGAGGGCCACACCTGCAAGCAGATACCCGGCAAGGAGACCGAAGGGTACGTCTGGGGCGAGGTCGCCAAGCTCCTCGCGAACCCTGACGAGATCATGGGGCTCGTTGACGAGTGGCTGGGCTCCGTCCCCGACCGCGCGGAGTCCTACCGGGCCCGCCTGCAAGAGATCGACTCCAAGCTGAACAAACTCCAGACCACCAAGCGCAAGAAGATCGCGCTCCTGGTTGCCGCGCTCGACGGGGACGACGACGAGGACCAGGCCCTGGTCGAGGAACTGAAGGAGGAGATCGCCTCCAAGATCAAGGAGCTCCGCGAGGAGCAGGAGCGCATCACCGAGTGGCTGGAGGAGGCCGAGCACAAGGAGGAGAAGGCGCAGGGTATGCGCTCGGTCATTGACCGGATCGGTGCCAACGTTCTGGATCTCTCCACCCCCGACAAGAAGCGCGTCCTGGAACTCCTCCAGGTGCGGGTCGACATCGTCGGCGAGAGCAAGTCCGGGCGGGCGGGTGGCAGCAAGGACCCGATGCAGGAATGGCACCGAGAGAAAGGGATCGACATTCCGCTCGGGGTCTCCGACGAGCAATGGGGCCGGGTCGAAGGCATCCTGGCAGGAGGACGGAAGCCTAAGCCCGAGGACCGGGCGTGCTTCGAAATGCTGCTGGAGAAGCTGCGCGAGAACAAGGGGTGGCACGACTACGACCGGGACGATCGCATGGGCGGGAAGGGCTGGCAGTTCTTCTACCGGCTCGCTCGCCGCTGGTTCATGGACGGTATGTATGCCGCAGCCCTGGAGGCCCTTGCCCCGTACGTGGGGGTCGCAACTCCTGTTGGCTACACTCTGCCTCCCATGAAGATTTACGGTGCGATAGACGATTCCCCGGAGGATGTAGTGAAAACTGAAGTAGGTGGGCGAACTGCTTCCACCAAGGGGATTCGCGCGACCGCTTCAGGTTTCGAGTTCGAGATCGGCAGCGCAAAGACCGCCTGACCTGCAACAACAAGAAGCCCCCGCCATGTGGCGGGGGCTTTCTGCTGTCTACTGGCACCTACTCCTCGGCCGCGGGGGTCTCGTTCACGTAGGAGCCCATGCCCACCTCGGTACGGACCGAGCCGTCGGCGCGGAGAGCCCGAATGACCTTCTGCCCCGTGACCGTCGACATGCCGAACTCTTCAGAGAGTGCGAGCACCGAAGGGATGCGCGAATTCGGGGGGTAGGTGCCGTCCGCAATCCGTTCCAGGATCACTGCGTATACCTGCCGCCACTTCGGTCTCGTCTCATCCAGTTCCACATGGTCGACCGTAGTTTCCTGTTGCATACGCCGCGAGTAACAGTGGATCACTCAGAGCAATACCGAACCCTTCCTAGATATGCCATGCTGTACCACACTGAAAGGGGAGGTCATCTCAATGGCGGCAAAGACGAGACAGCCTGCCGTGGTCGACCTGTTCACGCAGGAACCGACGCCGGTAAGCGGATGCGACGTGTGTTTCGCGTTGTTCGGGCAGTGGAAGGCGGCTGCCAAGCCAGGGTCGCCCACCTACAACCCGTCGAAGGCCAGCGACTACGTGGTGGAGATCGGCAGGCACCCGCACACGGGCAAGAAGGGGGCCCAGTGAGCGTCAAAACCATCATGCGGTCGGTCCTGTGGAATCTGCACCCGGCCGAGCCGCCAGCCCCGCAGAAGCCGCTGTACGAGGTCGAGTGCACCACGTGCGACGAGCGGTCGGAGTGCACGGAGGGGGACCGCGTGGCCCCCGAGCTCTGGACCCTGAAGCACGCGGCCTCGAACCCCTCGCACCGCGTCTACCGAGCCATCGTCACCATGTTCTGGCAGGTCTCGCCGGCCTCCGGCCAGGAAGTAGAAGATCCGCCGACCCTCAGCTCCCAGGTACGTGCCGCCGCGATACGCGGCTACGCCGATCACTGACCTGGGCAGGGCCCCGCCTCCACCCATCCCCCGTGTTCGGGGGCGGGGCCACAAACGACAAAGAGCCCCCTGACCGAAGCGGTCAGGGGGCTTGCTGTTTGTGATCAAGCGAATGCTGTGCGTATCCTGGCATTGGAGAGGCCCCCGCTTCAGTGTGGGGGCCTACGAGAACCCCCCGGTGTTGTCCAGCCGGGGCTCCGGCCGGGAGCTGACGAAGAGCGGTCTGGCCTTAAAGAAGCAAGCAGCAAGATCCGAGTTTGTTGCGCGTGGACTGACGCGACGACTCGACCGACTCCTCTGGAGGTCGCGCCCCAACAGGGCGTGCGTCAAGAGGAGTACCACCAATGGGTGGCTGGTCGAGACGTCGCACTGCACGCTCACTGGCCACCTTCCTGACAGGGAGGGAAACGGGAAGTGAGCGGTAACGGTAAGAGGATTCTGGCGCTGGGGATTGCCGTGCTGGTGTCCGCATTCATCGGTCTCGTGTGGGGTGTCGTGCTGCGACTGCTCGGCGAGGCAATGGTCGACTGCGTGAAGGATGGCGCCGGGGCCGGGGGTTGCACGTTTGTCGCGTCTGTCGCAGTGATCATGCTGTTCCCCTTCAGGGACGACCCCGGCACGGGTAATGCCCAGGCGTCGAATCCTCCGGGGGCGCCGGTTGCTTGAGCCTGTGGAACGACGAAAGACCCCCCAACCGCGGGGGTCAGGGGGTCTTCGTCATGCCGTCATCGCACCGGGCAGGCGCCGGTCGCGCAGTCCTCGTCCGTGCTGTCCTCGATCGAGGTCACGGCGTAGGTGTTGAACTCTTCCTCGGTGATCCGCTCGTACGGAGCCTGGGCCCGCGTCCCGTCCGGCATCAGGGTCGTGCCCTTCAGCTCCGGCAGGAACGACTGGATGATGTCGGCCGCCTCCTCGGTGGAGTACTGCCCCTCCGGGAAGTTCACCGTGAAGGAGACCGCGTTGTCCGCCCACTCCGTCTGGTACATCGCCTGGAAATTGAGCATGTCGTACAGGCTGACCTCGTCAGCCGACTCCACGACCTCCGGGCCGTAGCCCATGGCCTCGACCTCGGCGACCAGCTTCTCCTTGGTGGGGTAGGCCACGACCATCGTGTTGCCGGACTGGTCGTAGATGCACTTCTCGACCAGGTGACCGGCGTTCACCGCCTCCTGGACCATCGCGACCTGGGCCGGGTCGGTCATCGAGAAGCGGACGCGACGGTTGAAGTAGCGGGCGTAGATGGTGTGCACACCCTCGGTCACACCAGGCATCTTCGCGATCGAGCCGGTCGGCGCCACGGTCGTCACCTTCACGGGCTCCGGGACGCGGCGCTCGAAGGCGTACGCCCTGGCCTGCTCGCGGACCGTGTCGTACCAGTCGTTGAGCAGGTTGCGGAACCAGTACGAGTGCGGCGCGTCGCTGTACTTGATGCCGTTCTTGGCGAGGAAGCCCTGCACCCCGAGGTGGCCGACGCCGATGCGTCGCTCCGAGTGCATGATGTGGCGCTGCTCGTCGTCCGTCATGTCGCCGTACGTGGCGCGGATCAGGAACTGCGTCATCAGCTCATGCGCCCGCGTCAGGCCAGCCCGGTCGATCGGACCGCCCTTCACCTTGGGGGCGAAGTGGTCGAGGTTCACGTGCCCGAGCACGCACGCGCCGGTCGGAGGGAGCGCGATCTCTCCGCACGGGTTGGTCGCGATGACCTCGTTGACCTCACCCTCGTTGGAGTAGCTGGAGTTCCAGTACCCCGGCTCGCCGTTCAGGAGCATCGCCCCGACCGCGAGGTTGTGGACCTCGACAGCTTCAGCGTGCCGTCCGTCCGTCACCTCGTTGAGGGCCTGGATGAACCGGTCGTCGATCTCGACGCTGATGTTCGTGGTCCAGTGCTTGGAGCCGTCCGCCTTGCAGTTCAGGAAGTCGCTGATGAACGGGTCGTCCCACTTGCAGATGGACATGCGGGCTGAGCGTCGGACACCACCGGACACCACGCACTCGGCGATGGCGTGGTCGATCTCCATCGCCTCGGTCGGGGTGATGTGCTCGGTCTTGGAGGCGGACAGGATGCGGCCGACCTCCTGGAGCATCCGAGCGAACGGGCCAGGACCGCTGGCCGTACCGCCGAACGTCTTCAGGCGCGAGCCCTTGCAGCGCACCCGGCTCACGTCGTAGACGCGGGCCTTGTGCTTCACTTCGCCGTCGCTCATGAACGTGTCGATCAGGTCGACGAGGGCGTCAGCCCATCCCTCGCGGGAGTCCTCGACCTCGAAGGCCCCGGCCCAGTCGGAGTCGTACTCCGCGGACAGGAGGCCGGCTGCCTTCATCTCGTCGTAGTCCTGGTGCATCGGGTCGCACACCACGTGGACGTCGAGCTCTCGGCGCGGGGCGCCGTACGGGCGGAGGTACTTCGAGCTGTAGTTGCCGCCGACACCGCCGCCTTCCATCAGGCGCATGAACGTGAACTCGAAGTGCCGGCTCAGCTTGTCGCCCCACGGAGCGACGTGGCAGTTGAAGAGGTACTGGCGGCCCTTCACGCCGGTCGCCCACAAGTGGCGGCCAGCCGGGATGATGGCGAACACGTCCATGAAGGCGACGAGTTCGTCGTACTCGGCCTTCGCCTCCTGCGGCCAGCTCTCCATGTCGGGGCCGTGGACGAGGGCGAGGTTGCCGCGCGCTACGCGGCGGACGGTGTCGGGCCAGGTCTCCTTCGAGCCATCGGCCAGCGTCCGGGAGTAGGTGCGGTTGTAGACGAGCTCGCCGGTCGGGCCGAAGGGAACGTCGAAGGTGTCAGTCACTGGGTAAGTCCTCCTTGAAGTCTGATGTCTTGCACTGCCTCAAGGCGGCAGCCCCGAAGGGCTACCGCCTGCGTCACTTGCACACTTGGGCCTTTACAGCGGCCGACCAGTCAGCTCACCGAGCACCACGATCAGGCGCTTCAGCGTGCCCGCGCTGTACGCGGCCAGGTCGGACAGCACCTTGACCTGCGCTGCCATCTCCTCCGCGGTCGGCGCCGGGCTGGCGAAGTACGCCAGGCTCACGTCGATCCGCGCGTCGAGGTAGGCGATGGCCTCCTCGGCCTGCGACCTCAGCCCGTCGAGCGCCATGCGCTTGTCCCGGCTGGCCAACTCCTCCTCGTTGTACGGGCGGGAGAAGACGGGCCCGTTGCGCCAGTAGTAGGTCAGGGTCGAGTCGTCCCAGAACTCCTTGTGGAACTCGGTCATCCCTGCCGGGGGCTGGACACCCTCGATCGGCTGCTCCGGTGCGGTCTCACTCACTCTGCTCATCCTCCAGTCCGTCGTATCCGTCGATGTACTTCTCGCCGTTGAGCCAGGCCGTCACCTTGCCGACCGCCCGGTCCGTGGCTTCCTGCGCTGCGGACTTCTTCACTCCGCGATGGGCGCCGATCTCGTCGTACTCGTAGTCGAACCCGTACCGAAGGACGAGGGACTGGCGCTCGACGAGGGTGAGCTCGGTCGCCTTCCATGCCTGCTTGATGTCGGCGATGTGGACGAAGAGCGGGCTGCCCTTCTTCGGGTCCTTGTAGCCGCGCGGCATGTCCGCGTCGGGGACCATCTCGGCCTTCATGCCGTACGCCGCCTCGCTGTCCCAGACAGCGGGCAGGATGTGCTCGATCAGAGCGCGGTTGTAGCAGGTCACTCGGCCTCACCGAAGGCTTCGACGTTGGCCTCGAACGAGATCTGCTTCGAGCGGCGCTTCTCCTTGGTCAGGTGCTGGTCCCGCAGTCGCTGCGTCAGCCACTTGTAGAGGGCTCCAGGACCCAGGTCCAGGGCGGCCCTCGCCTTGCTCGGCCTGGTGGCCATCAGGACCAGGGCGTCCTGGTGGGCGTCGTCGTACTCCAGCACGCTGGGGTAGCTGTCGGCTGCCTTGCGGGCCGCCCGCTGGGCGATCCCGTCCGTCTCCTCGGTGATGATCGACCAGTCCGGCCGCTCGTCGATGCTCGTGCTGAACTCGGTCTCGATCAGATTCAGGGTCACTTGCTGACTACCTCCTTCACGGGCACACGCCCGTCCTTGGTTACTGCGACGATCAGTCCGGGGGCTCCCTCCGAGCCCTTGCTGTGCCGGAACCACGTCGACTC